AACAGAAGTTACATTTAAACCAGAAGATATTGTAGTTGCAACTATAGACAGAAAGTCTGGTTTTGTTTTTGGAACTCCTTATATCTTACCTACTCTAGACGATGTGCGTACTTTAAGAAGATTAGAAGAAATCTCTGAAGTAGTTTCAATTAAGCATGCACATCCTCATATACATTGGAAAGTGGGTACAGATGAAGAGCCTGCACAGGTGCTTGATGATGGAACAACAGAAGTAGAACTGGTTAAAAATCAAGTAGAAGATGTGTCTTCAGAAGGCGGCATCGTTACTTCTAGTAGAGTTCAGTCAGAAGTATTAAACTCAGAAGCGGGAATGCTCCCTCTTGATAAGTATCTTGAATACTTTGAAGCAAGAGTTATGGGAGGTTTAAGATTATCTCCGATAGATCTTGGTAGAGGTGACGTGTCTAAGTCAAGTGGTGTAAGTGTTTCAAAGTCTCTGCAAGATTCTGCAAGAGACTTTCAGGCAATAATAGAATATACACTTAACTTCTACCTTATAAACAACCTTTTACTGGAAGGCGGCTTTGATCTTAATCCAGATAATGCCGTCAGTTTTAAATTCCCTGTAATAGACAGAGAAGAAGAGAGAGCTAAGCAACAGCACGGCCAAGATTTATTCCTTGCGGGCACAGTTTCTTGTAGAGAATTCAGAAGAGAGTTCCTTAACAAGGAAGACCTATCTGATGAAGATAGACAGGACACAAAACCCGAGCTTGATCACAAGAAAGCCAAAGAGCTTCAGCAAATGGCTAACGCTGCCGCTGCAGCTAAAGCAGCTCAATCTTCTAGCTCTAGTAGCACAAGCATCAAAAATAAGACTGCCAATAAGGTTAGACCTACAAATCAAAGTGGGCAAAAGTCTTCAAAGACCAGGGTTACCTCTAATAACAGTTTAGTTGATTATCACAGTACTTATGAAACTATTATATATGAGCACATAGATTCTCTGCAAGAATCTGTAGTTGACTTTGTAAAAAGACACAAGACTGGTACAGCTCTAAGAGGAGACAGTTTAGATATAACAACTAAGCAAAGCGAACTTCAGTCTATATTTGATGCTTTCATAACTCTAGCTTTAAAAGATACTAGAACATTGCTTGATACAGTTATGCATTCAGGACTAGAAACATTCTGTGATCATGCTGATAAAGCAGAAGAGTTAACTATTATACCTAAAAGGTTAAAGGATAGAATTGTAAAGAACTTAGTAGAAAAGTCTTTAAAGAATCTATCTAAAACTTGTAGAAAAACAATTAACACAGATGAAGATATTAACAGCGAATCTGGAAATTTAATAAAACTGCATGCTCACTTTGATCAACTTAAAAGTGAGATGTCAATTAAAACAAAAAAACATATAGATATTCTATATAGATTTGGTTATTCTAGAGGCGCTAAAGCTCATGATAAAAACGTTATTGCTTTAAGCCCTGTAGAAGGTGAAGCATGCGAAAAATGCATGGAAGATGGCAATATAATAGTAGACCTAAGAAATAAGGATTTACCAGCAACCTCACTTCTCGACACGCACTCAAATTGCACTTTTGACGTAAGTCTAGGCAATTAATAAATTTGAGTCGGAAAACTTTTAGAATCTAATGGCTAAAACTAAATACTTTCCTAATTATGATCCAGACGAGGATGATGATTTTGAAAACGCAGAAGACCTTGAAGCAGAAGAGACTCAGCGCATCTATCATATGAGAATGGCTCGAAAGGTCTATAGAGAGCCCAAAAAAAACAAGAAGAACAAACATGGCAAAGAAGATAGAAATAATAGACAGCCTGACTCTGAAGCATAAAGCTTTAGTAGAAGACGCTATGTCTCTTGTTGATGACGTGTCTGATTCTGACAGTAAGCCTAAGCTTACAGTTACTATGGATGCCACACACTCTGGTAGATTGACTAATGCCAGAGTTTATCCTGGTACCAAGATGAGAAAGTCTGTACCTAGCTTTCTAAGTCCTTTTGCAAAGCCAGTTCTTCTAGACCATAATACCGCTAGAGACCCTGTCGGTAGAGTATCAAAAGCCAAGTTCATCAAATTAAAAGATGGTGAAGCCTTCACTAAAGACTTCATAAATCCATCAGATGGTCTTGGCTCTGGCTTTATTCAATTAACAGCCGATATTACAGATTCTGATGCAATAGAAAAATTCCTAGATGGAAGATACCTTACAATCTCCACTAGACAGGCAATGGATAGCCTTATATGTAGTATCTGTGGAGAAGATTTTGCTAAGTTAGGCTTTTGGGGCTCTGAGCATCGCCCAGGAGAAGTTTACAAAATTAAAAAGGATGGCAAAGGTAAAGAAAGAGAATATCTTTGCTATGGTATTGCAGGAGACATGGAATATAGAGAAGTCTCTGTTGTAAACATACCTGGTGACAGTGAAGCCAGAGTCAGCAAAGTAAAGCTAGAAGAAGGTGATGGTCATGACTGTGCAGGCATAATGAAGTGCGCAGGTGACAAGCTCTTAGCAAACGTAGAACAACTGATTCTTTCTTCAGATTCCGGAGAAGGGATATCCTTATTATCTGGCCCTGATAAGCAATCAGTTACTTCAGGAGATCGCCGCAAACTTACCGGTAAAACTATTGTAGCAATATCTCCTCTATTTAACCATGGTTTATTAGATGAAGATGAGGAATCAGAAATGGATAAAGATTCTAACACTACAGAAGATGTAGAAAAAACAAAGAACACTTCTGATGCTGATGCCAGCAAGGATCAGAAGGACGAGTCGGCAGATTCTACCACTAAAAAGGATTCTAAGGAAGGCGTCGAAGCCCCTAAGGATACTTCAAGTGAAGAAGGTACCGATATGGATGACGAGGTCAAGGATGCTTCTTTGAAGGCCTTGGCTAAGTCAGTTAAAGATGCTGAAAAGCAATTAGAGGAGAAAGACTCCAAGATTGAACGTCTAGAAAACACTATTCGTAGCAAAGACGAAGAGATCGAAAACATCCGCAAAGAAGCAACTGACGCTAAAGCTGAGCTTAAAGAGTCATATGCTACTACATTGCTTAGTAACAGAATTGTTCTACGCAAAGCAGATGTTCAAGGTGTTAAAGATGCTGCTACTTGGAAAGAAAAGCTAGAGCAGTTCTCTTCTAGAAGTCTTGATTCTTTAAAAGATGCTATTGCAGATCTAGCTCCTGAGATGTCAGCGGCCAACGAAGCCAAAGGCATCCCAACCCCAGGCAGTATTGCTGAAGACAAGAAAGTTTCAAATCCAGTAAGCAATAAAAAGCCTTCCAAAGAGCCTGAGAAGCGAAAGCCGAAGTCTAAAGAGGATAAGCTTAAGAGCTTCCTCAATAGCTAAACACACCCTTTTTTGATAATCCAGGAGATACATAATTATGGTATTTAGAACTCCGAGGGGATACGCAAGAAATCGTCCCCAGTATCAAGAGATAAGTGAGGGTGTTCGACCTGAAGCTACCGCTGTTCCGATGGAAGCATGGACCGGTCTTGCTCCTGTTCGTGTTGATGAATATCATCACGATCCTATTGTTCTAGACCCGGGTACTATTGTTGGCATCGCTACTGGTGGACTTGCTGCTGGGAAGCTATTCCCTGCTCACAGTCTTACAGGCACGGACACAATTACTCAGAGACACCACTCTGATGGTGCTAGCTGGGGCCTTCCCACTAGCAACAAGACATTTACTGTTGATAAAGTAACTGGTGGTCCTGTACTGCCTCTAGGTGTTATCTATCAGCCTATCTACTCCTTCCAGTTGGAGCAAGCTTTTGATAACTACAAGCGCGTTGATAACGTTGGTGTCCTCACCGACTACCTCATCCAAATTCCCGCTACCACTGCAGAAGAGCGTAAGATTGAATCTGGCGATCTAGTAATGGTACAGAGAGAAAGAACAAAAGATGTCGCTGGTGCTTCATCTGCTGACTCTCAGTGGGGTACATCTGCAAACATATCATCTGCTGATCGTTTGCTTGGTAAGTTTGAGAAGTGGGACGGCCAAGTCTCCACTCTTAAGTATGTTGTTGGTAGATGCTTCAAGAAGCAGCTATTCGCAACCTCTGCCTCAGCTGCCGGCACGACTCTTGAGGATGACGTTGCAAACATAACTCTTACTACCGCAGGCGCTGATGAATACAAGTCTCTCGATAAGGTTCAGACAGTTCCTGGCCTCGGCCTAGCTGGCTCTGGTACCGCTGGTGTTCCCGCACACCTTACTGGTGCTAAGTCCAGTGGCAGTGGCTACTACTCACTAACCATCCTCATAAGGCTATAAGGAGTTGACAATGTTTGAAGATCTATTCGACGAAGAATCTCTTCAGGCCTTTGATGAAAATCAAAGAGAAGTCCTCCTTAAGATAAAGGACGGCTTAGCCGAAGAAGTAGCAGACGAGATTACTCAACGAGTTGAAGAGCAAGTTGAGCAACGTCTAGAAAACAAAGATGAAACCGACCAGCTTAAGTTTGTCGGTGATGAAGATGACGACAGATATAAGTTTGTTAAGAAAGACCAAAAGCGTCTTAACAACATGCTTTCTATCTGGAAGAACAACGGTGTTGTTCCTGGATTCCAAGATCGTGTTGAGTATTCAAAGCTTGCCGCTCTAGATACTGCTTACACCAAGGAGACCAGAGATAACCTTTCTTCAACTGATCATCCTCTTCTTATTGGTCGTGTTATTAGTGAAGTCGTAAAAGAAGCAATTGAGCCGAACATCGTTTTGACTCCTCTTCTTCAGCGAATTAACTTCACTCATGGCACTCAGCTAACCTTCCCGGCTGTCGGTGCACTAACTGCCGCTGACATCCCTGAGGGTGGCGAATACCCCGAGCGAAGCCTAGACTTCGCAGGTCAGGTCGTAGCGACCATCGGCAAGTCCGGTATAGCTGTGAAGATGACCGAGGAGACTATTCGTTATTCTCTCTATGATGTCATGAGCATGCACCTACGTGCAGCTGGCCGCGCTCTTATCCGTTGGAAAGAGCAGAAGGTATCCGATATGATTACCACAAACGCTGGCGCTGCCAACACTATCTTTGATAACACCAGTGCTACTTACTCCAGTACTACTGGTCGTGACTTCGGTGGTACTTATAACGGTGCACTTACCCTTGACGATATGTTCAAAGCATATGCTACATTTATCAACAGAGGCTTCTCTCCGAACACCATTCTTATGAACCCGTTCGGTTGGCAGATCTTTGCTGATGAAGCCCTACAGCGTATCTTTGGCTTTATTAATGGTGGTTCTATGTGGAACCAGCATCAAGGTTCTCCTGGTTCTGCGCCTCAGTGGAGCAACGGTGGCAGCTTTGGCAATGGTCTTCTTCAGAACACCCAGCCTAGCTCACCTCAGAACCTAGCTACTACTTTCACTAATATCCCTGGCATCTTCCCCTATGCCTTTAGAATTGTTGTAACTCCGTACATGCCGTACTACAGCACTTCTAACACTACTGATATGGTCCTCTGTGACACCAATGAGCTTGGTGTTCTCGTCGTAGATGAAGAGGTAACTACTGATCAGTGGGAAGACCCCGCAAGAGATATCATGAAGGTCAAGCTACGTGAGCGTTATGCTGTTGCCCCTGTCAACGAAGGCAAGGGCACTGGTATAATGAAGGGTATCTACCTTGGCAGATCCCACGACTTCACCCACAACATTGGTGTAAGCCTCACCACTGGTGACCTCGGTAACCAGCTTAAGGGAGATGATGGTTATAGTGCTGCTGTAACTACCAACACCTAAAATTTGACTGAAACCACGTAGGGGTCTCTTCTTATATAGGGGAGATCCCTACATATCCTTATACAATAAAATGGCAAGACCTAAAAAAGATCCCGACAGTACTACCACTAAAACTACAACTGGCAAGCCCAGAGGTAGAAAACCTAAAGCCCAGAATCCTTTGGGTGTTATAGATAGCTATAAAAATGAAACCTTTTCATTAGACATGGCCAAAGCTCCTTATGTTGGAATCGGCTATATAGAAGAAACCAGAAATTTTAGATTCTGGTTTAGTGAGTCTACTTGGCATATAACCTTCCCTGAAGATTTAACTCCTGAGGAAGAAAAGCAAATAGCTAAAGCAGTAGATCAACAATTGATTATACCTGGAAAGACTTGGATGCCAGCTATAGTTAAAGATCCGTCTGCTAGAAATGACTTTATAGAAGTACTTAATACTCCTAGGTTAGACCAAAGAGCTAAAGACGTATTTAGAGATCTTGTAAAGAAACAACAAGTAGGTGGCTATACACCTCTAGAGATATTAGCTCATTGCAAAATGCATGAATTACAGAATAGAAATAGATCTGAATGGATCCTTTTCTTATCAGAGGCTATAGATGCATATCAAGGGCCTTTGAGTTTAGTTAGCGATTCTCCTACAGAAGTTACAGATGTCGTGGTAGACCGAGATAGTGGTACTGCACAAGTTGCCAGTGCTCCTAAACCGGATACTTCCTCTTTCAGCGATCCAGGAATGGACAAAGCTTTAAGGGCGGCTCTAGACAAATAACAACAAAGGGTTCTAAATGGCTGCACCGTCAGTTGTAACATCGACTCCCGCATCAGGGGATTCAGATGTATTCTTGAACAAAGCGCTGACAGTAACTTTTGCATCAGCTGTTAGAGAATCCTCTATAACTCCTACAAGCGTCACCTTAAGGAACGAAGCTACCGGTGATACTGTCGAAACGTCAAGGTCTTGGAATTCAACCTCCAAGGTCTTGACAATTTCTTCTTTAGGAGTCCTTGATGAGAATACCTTATATACAATAAGGTTGCTAGGCACAGACCTAGCTGTCTCAAGTAGCCATGTAATCAAAGATGATTCGACTGGCGATAAACTTACTACCACTATAGAAATCTCTTTTAAGACAGGCACAAGAGTTTTTATAGATGATAGTTCAATAGATAAAAATGCCGTAGATCTTTCTCTTGAAGGCGATATAAACCTACCATCTCATGTTAAAGCATTAGGTGAGTTCGCTATTGAAAGTACTACTCCAAAGAATCACTCTGCAGATGTATCCTTAACAGCTAATAGAATAGAGATAAAGTTCACCAAACCTATCTCTGGTTCTATTATGCAAGATGACTGGTTATCTGTAGATGCATATCCTGTCTTAGATGAAACACAATACCTGGCAGAAGGTTCTACATTTGGTCAAGGTTCAATACCAAGTGTTAGTGGATTAACCTACTCAGGTAACTATGTATATGCTACATTCAACTCCGCCTTGCCAAAGAATGCTGCAGTAGATGTTACAGTAGACGACTCTGTAACGGCGACAGATGGAAGCGAGTTTGGTCCCAACTCTTATCAGTTATCATTTACTACTCAAAGATTCCCAGATATAGCTGGTGTTCATGTAATCAAAAGAGAAATCAAAGCAGCTACTGATGAGCTCAATGATGATTATATAGCAGCTATGGTGCTCAAGAATACTATCATTAGAAGAATAAGGGGTGGCGCTTCTGATACTAATGCTAGTTGGGCTGCTGTTAAGTGGGTAATCAATGCTACTATAGTAGATATACTTGATGACAAAGAACTTGAGAAAGCCTTACAAGCTGGAACAAGAAGACAGCTTGGAGATCTTAACGTATCAGTAGATGCTGTAATAGGCAAGCTTAGCTTAAAGCATGCTAGAGCACAAAAGGCTATGGAAGAGGCCGAAAAGACTCTTGCTGGCAGTAAGCTTTTAGCACAAAAAATAACCAACCAATTTACTAGTTTTTACTACGGAAGACCCGATAGAAATTGGCACGGTGTAAACGGTAAACTAATACAGTCTAGATTCAAATATTACCAGGCAGATCAACCTGCAGCTAATACTGCTCTTAATAGAAATGCCAAAGTACCCCCTAACCAAGGATGGCTCTAATGACTAATAGAACTTCTAAAGGCACAAGACCTTCAGGCAGAGGTGGCAAGGTAAAGACAACTAAGTCCACTAAAAAGAAGAAGCCAAGGTATTAATATGGCTAAATCAAGTTCAAATGCTAAGATGACCAACATGGTCAGAAAAGTACAACAGGAGCTTATTGTTAATGGCAATAAGAGTGGCGTAGCCAAGTCTCCTGATTATCCTAAGCCTATCACTATTCCTAAACCGAAAACAGCTAGTCATGGAAAAAAATAACCCTAGCCCTCAAGCTAACAACACAAAAATAGCTCAGCAAGCTATGCAACAGATGGCAAATAACCAAGCTAGCAATCAGCTCGGTTCTGCCAATAAATCTGGTTATGTAGCTCCTGTAAACAAGTCAAACCCTCACGCTCAAAATCAAGTTGTTAAAACACCTACTGGCCTAAACAAAACTGCGAAATAGGTGAAGAAACTAACGTGGATAGATCTAAGAAAAGAAATTGAAACACTTAGAGACGCTGTAGGCTTTAGGTGGATTGCCCTTCGTTCTCTTGATCTAACACAAAGATGCTTAGAATGCATTAAGACAGCTAACGATAGTTTTGATCAGCCTGGGTCTTGCAGTGCTTGCATGGGCTCAGGCTTTGTCTTTATAGATAAACTTGTAAAAGGTTTTAGGTATCTATCCACACCAGGATTTGATTTTAGATCTGAGATAGGCATTTTAAATACAGAGACACAAGTATATATAATAGAACATGATAAGAAGCCTAAAGATACAGACTTTATATTTGAATTAGAATTAAACGAAGAAACCGGCACACCAAGACAACCTTTCTCAGTAAATAGAGTATTCAAAATACAGAATGCCTTCCCTGCTAGAGGCGATGATGGAAGAATAGAATTCTGGAGATGCTTTGTAGAAGAAAGAAACTTGACCAATAAGGGAGATAACATAATTTGACTCAACAGCTAGACAAGCTAGGTAAGCCTTTATTAAGGACCGATTCTTTAGATATCGCTCCTCAGGACTACAAGTATAGAGTCAATTATGGCCGGCCTTTTGAGTCTACACATTCTATAAGAGATGGAAGCGCTGATTTAGAAAAAGGAATGCTTATGACTGATCTTCTTATGCATATGCATGAGTTGACATATAAAGCACATGATATAGATGGGAGTCTTTTGCACTTCCCTTATCTTTTTTCTAAACCAGAAGAAGGTACACTTCTAAGGAATAAACAAACTAAAGAAGTTTACACAATAGAAAATGTAATCATAAATCCTATAAATTCTAGATGGGAAGGACTTATTAGATTAAGTGCTGATGTGCCTCCCCTGAGAGAAGCTTCAGAAAAGCTAGAGTTTATAGACGAAACAAAAAGAGTTCGCTTTGTTCATGAAAGCCCTGAGTATTCTGGAATAGAATCTCAAAGTGGAACTGAACAAATAAAAGACAGTGGACCTATGCAGCCCACTGTAACTTGGTCCTTGATGAGAGCAGAGCCTGGTACGCTCAATCGTTCTCCTTTTGGCCCATCAAAGAACTATCGCTCGATACACCGTGAACACGTGAGAAGCCCTTATGATCCAAGTAAGAGTATCCAAGTTCGCGGCCAATGGATTGACTCCTTAGTCCAGTTTGATTGCTGGACAACTGATAATCTCTCTGCCAACAAACTGGCTAGTTGGTTTAAAGATTTTATGAAACTCTATATCCCTGTTTTAAAACAGAATGGTGTACTCGACATTATGTGGATACAGCAGCTAAGAGATGCAGCAGTAACGAAGTGGAGACAAGATCTCATAAGTAGGACCCTGCAGTATTACTTTAGAACAGAAGAATTAGAGGCTATTGACCGGAAGAACATAGTCAATATAGATTTAAACCTGGCAACAAAATCTAGACTTACAGATCTTAGTGAAGGTTATATCGCTGGCCAAAAAGTAGATAATCCTTTATCTTTGAAATACAAAGAGTACAAAGATCTGTTCCGTGATTCTTCTGGTAAATATCTTTTTGGTAATACTACTATAAATGGAAACTAGTCCTTAACAGGAGGTAAAGCATGGCTTTTCCGAATCTACCTGGCGTTGATGTAACGCTAAATGATTTAGGGCTTCAAATAAGTCCTCCTCCGCAGGGTACTAAAGTAACTATACTTGGGTATACCTCTAACCAGGCTGTACCTAAGAATGAACCTCTAGCCGTACTCAATGCCGGCCAGGCAATGGGCTCTCTGTACTTCGGTACAGGGAAGGCATTAGGTGACCAGATAGGTAAGTTTCCTGGAGAGATGGCCTTAGCTATTCAAGAGGCTGCTTCTGCTGGAGCTGAGAACATAGAGATCATGGTTATCGGTCACATAAGTGGCCAAAAAGAAATTAACCATCATGTCAGACCTACTGGTGCAGGTTCACAAAACCGTTACCAAGACCTTGCGGTTGCTTATGATATTCTGAAAGACAAAGATGTTGACATTGTTCTACCTGTAAACGCATGGGCAGATGATGTTGGCACCTCTGGTCAGTTTGGTACTCAGTTGGCTAACTTCTGTTACCAAGCTACAACTGAAATTGATTCTGCTTCTATTGGTGTCCTTCCGATGATGAAAGTCAACGATTGGGCTCTTAGATATCAATATGAGATCGCTTCTGGTACTTCTGGTAACCTAGCCCTTCTTAGTGAGCTTAACTCTCTAAGTCCTGATGCTGGTGACCTGTACTTCAAGCAACCCTCTACAGCTCTTGTTAGCGCATGGGCTCGTTATGCTTCTCAGTATGATGGCTTAGGCACTATTGAAGTCAACAAGACTAATGCTAACCCGAATAGACCGGGAGAGACAGGACTCGTCTTCCCGTCATGGTGGAAAGCTTACCTTGAAGGCTCAGAAGATGTAGGTGGTCAATTCTTGGTTGTAACTAACACTGCAAACAGTGCAACTGCAGTCAACGTAAGCTACTTTGGTAAGTGGCAAGCTACTGACACTCTAGGAAACCTAGTAGTCGACTCTCTTGGAAACAAGGCCGATGTTGGCTCTAGAGTAAGCATCTTCGGTGCTCCTGTTAGAACATCTAACGGACTCACTGCTGATCTTGCTAGAGGTGTTGGTGCTGCTCCGTCTAACACATTCCATGTAACAGATGGCGCTGCTTCTTATGCTGGTATGATTGCTAGATTGCGTCCGCACTCTGCACCTACAAACAAGCAGATATCCACACTAGCACCGTTGCGTGCACTTTCTGCAAAGCAGGTAAATGCTCTTGCAGCAAGAAGAATTGTAACTATGCATAGTAGATCTACTGGCTTTGTCGTCAGTTCTGCTATGACTGGTGCCCACAACGTATCCAAGTTCGTCAGATCTGACTTCGTAAGACTTAGTACGGTTAGAATTACTGATGCCGCTATAGATATAGTACGGGCTATTGGAGAGAGATTTATTGGTGAGCCTAACACAGCTGCTCACAGAAACGCCATGTCTGCCGAGATTGATGCGATGCTTCAAAGAATGAAGGTTGCTTCTGCTCTCAATGACTACCAGTTCTCTGTATCAGCTACTCCTGATCAGCAGGTACTAGGCGAAGTAGAAATAGATCTATCTCTTGTCCCCGCTTTTGAGATAACAAGAATAAACTTGACTGTCTCACTTGCTAAAGAGATCCAGAGATAAAGGAGTAAAAGATGGTTGGTAACACTTTAGATAGTTATACTAAGACTTATAACTCTTTCTCTGGCACCGATCGTGACTGGGAAAC